TATTGTGTCGGGTTAAGGTCTTCATACCGTTGTTGCGTGTATGGCTGGAATCCCTGATTGCTAAGATCGATGGCTCTGCTCGTATAAGCCGATGCAAGCGGCTTAAGCTCATCAGGAATTGATTGAATTGTTGTTGAATTTCCACCTCCACCGCCTCCCTTGTTCAACCTGCGGCGTCCGTCAGGTGAATATCCGCTATGCTTGCTGAACATAATTAAATCTCCACTTCAAGTATTCTGTAAACAGGCTTGAATCCGCAAAGCCCAGTGTATAACTTTTCCTGTGCAGGTTTTGCTGCACAGCGTATGACTGAACATCCAAGTAGTTCAGCCATATTCTTCAATTCAGTAAAGAACATCTCGAAGTGTGCATTATGCGCCACAAGGTTAGTTATGTGAAGAACGCGCATATTTGGTAGAAGATCAACGCGAAATACGCCCCATCCGACCGTTCCAGTATCAGTATCCATCCTCACCAGTTGGCGCTCACCACGACCGAGCAGCATCTTGAGTTGATCGACAGTGCATTCCTTCTCGCACGCTTCGCCAAGGCATGAAGCCCCATCGCGCCAAGCGAAGTCGATGTGCTGTGCTGGTACTTGGATGAGTTGCATTGATCGCATTAGTTTCCAGTTAAAAATCGTTTTTGCACAAATGTTCCAGGGGTTCCCGATGCCACACAAAGCCATCCTTCAATAACGTATTTATTTGGAGTCGTGCCAAGCTCTGTCGGGGCGCTATTGGTAACAAAGTCACCCTGCTGATAAGTCCCTGTAGTAGGCACGGAAGTCTGCGCAGTGTATCGCGCCGCAATACGCCCCTCGCTAAGTTGATTAACCTGCGCGGCAACATTACGCAATACTTGCGTCAAGATAGGATCACCGACAATTCGAGGTGTAGTTGATAGCTTCATCGCGTTCCAACCGTCTTGAATTTTGCATTCATGCCAGTTACCGTCACTGGCCCAGTAAAACTGATTTTAGCCTTATGCCACCTTGCAGACTTGAGTATATCAAACTTGCCGTCATTCAGAGTTCCAGACGGGCCTGCCACCATGCTCCCACCGCTCTGCATCGTGCTGAATGATAGCGCTGTCGCAGTTGTTGGTTGTGTCTCATAACGCAACCTGATCTGCTGAAGCAGCGTCACGGCGTCGTCGTCCCCAACATTTCCGGTAGTCATTGAACTGCTGGTAGAACTGCCCGTCAGACTTTGCAACTGGTTCGACGTATCGAACACGGACATTGCACGCCCGCCAGACAGCCAGTATTGTGAATCGAAAGGAATGTTCGGCAATTCATTGATGGTCGCGGACAGCGCGTCCAGTCCATTGATTGTTATGCTTGAAGCCGTATATTCCAGTGCCACCTGAATTGCTCTATTTGCCCTGCCCCATCGCTTTGATGTGACGTGATAGACAAGCGCAGAATCAAGAGTGCTTGAATTGATGGATGGATAAAATACCCAGACAAGGTTTGTCAGTTTGTCGTAGGTGCAAATAATTTTGTATTTGTAACTCGGGGCGCAGTTACTAGCGAACCACTGCCGCAACACGCCATCAGCCAAAGGCGTTGGGCGCGTGCCGTCAAACAGCCAGAAGTTATCTTCGCCAACAAAGAAATGCGTGCCATCCAGATCGCACCACGCATTCCTTCCGATGCACCCGGCATTCCCGCCGATGACCTGAACCCAGTCCCAGACCACAGGCGCGCCGACATATTGCCCAAGATACATCGAGCGATTCTTGTAAGCCACGGCATATTCGCCAAGTTTGCCACCGGCTATGATCTGTCCAGCCGTTGCCACCAACCGCCCACTGGTAGCCTGCGTTGCCGTTGATGGCGTCCAACTGGTGTCATCATAAGCCGCGCAGCAATGCCATCCATCAGGCTTTTCAGTACCGTCATTGACGTTGAGCGCCATTACGAATGCGCCAACTGAAAAGATGATGCTTGCCTTTGGGGCTGTAGCAATGTCAGCGAATGCGCCCGTAGTTGACCGTTGGATAATATCGGAACGATTGGCTGCCAAGGTCGCATCTCCAAACTGCGTTATCGCCCAGTTAGATTCCCCGCTACCTGTATAGTTTCCAGCACGCGAACGGTCAGTCCATGTTCCGCTGCTAAGTTCGTAAAGTTTTGTCGCCGTTCCAGCAATCAGGCGACGTGTACCATCCAGTTTTGTGACAACTGATGCCCCCTGGCAGGCCGCAGCCAAGGCAGGAACGCCGGACGGCGTAACGGCAGATGGTGCTCCGGTCATGCCAACAATATTCGGGATAAGATTCTCGCAGTCAGTCAGGATTCCCGGTGTTGTCTTGTCGGCGTCTGGCGCGAATCCGGCAATCTTGATCATTAACGCGCCCTCGCTACTAGAGGCCCAGAACATCGTTTATCATTCTCTTGCAGTTCGTTGACAACCGTTAAGAACCGAGATTCCCATAAAGCTAGATCATTTCCTGAATAAATGGATGCCTCAATAAGAGAACCAAAGAGATAGATGCTGAAGGAGGAATCTGATAGCCAGTTGTTTGTTGCTGTCGCCAGTGCAGGGATTTTCTGATACAGCACACCTGTAACGCTACCGCCACCATTAAGCCGCAATGAGGTTCCTTGCCATGCGTAATGCGTTGCCAATGCGTTCGTTGGCATTGCAAGCACAGCCTCAAGTGACTGAATTTTTAGTGGCTGATCTTCGTATCCATCCAACCACAGCGTTTTCACGTCAAGCGTTGTTGATGGAAGCGAAACCAGATTATCTACAATCGCAGTAGGAGTCAGCGTGACTTCCATGCTGCGCACTCGCAAATGTCGGTTAATCCGTTCTTCTGCCAATAGGATAAAGTCAGGAATTACCGCTGCAAGATCGTCACGGTTAATCCATGAAGCTATTTTCGTTTGCAGTTGGGTATAGTTCATTTGAGCAACTTGCTAAATGTCACCAAAGCAGGATTCTGCTTCAGGAAAGCTATTGTTCGCTTCTTGTCCAGAGAACCATCCTGTCGCATCATCTTACCAAGTTCTGCCATCGGAATGAACCCAACGTGGCGCATCTCTCCCCATCGTTGCCCCTCAGTTGCTTGCCGTGCATCTGCTGCGGCCTCAATGAATGGCTGCGCGTCGTATTTCTTCTCGATAACAGTCCTGCCATCAAGCTCATGTACACGAGAGCTTATTCCAGTTACCGGGTCATGATCTGTGAATACAACTGTCATAATAGAACCTCTTAGCCTACATGGATTTATCCCCGGAGTTTCCTCCAGGGATTCCTTATATTACTGATACAGATTACGGAGTAAGGTTCTTGATAGCCGCTTGGGCAGTTTCGGATGTAACCACCAGGCAAGCCTCAGCAGAGACAAGCTCTTTCTCAGTATGTCCAGTTTTCGCCAAAGGCTCGGATTTGAACCCACCGAGATAGGCGATCCCCATATATTCAGGGTTAAGGACAAAAGCTGTGGTTGCGTTTGCCGTGGCCTGAACGTAGTTTGGAACGGCGGTCAGTTCACCAAAGTCGCTCATATACACGTCTGCTCCACCTACGATCACCCCTTGCTTCCCCTTTGCCACTTGATAGCGGTTAGCTGCAATTCCGGCAAAAGCACTGAATGTACCCTTGTGCGAAGGCGTCAGACTGATTAGCGAAGGGAATTCACCAGAAGTCGTATAGCTTGCCTGCAACACGGTTTTCAGCAATGCCTCAGTAAACGCCCGATTAGTACCAGAAGTTTGCGCGGTAGTAGCCAAACCGGACGTATGAGCCGGAGTTGCACCAGAGCCACCATGCGAAATGTTGGTATAGACCATCGCACCAAGGCCAGCAGACTTTCGAGCAGTAGTCGAGTTACCTGCCACGGCCACGTTATCCGATAGAACCATTGCTTCAATGTCTCGCTTTAGCTCAACCATCTTTTTCGATATTTGATACTTCATCTCTGAACCGCGACCTGCCGACTTGGTTTTCTCCTGCGTCGTGGAAACTACAGCAACCTTGTCGAACAGTTGCACAGTGTTAGCAACACGAGAAGTTGCGGTCAGCTGCGTACCAGTGCGGTCATCGCCTTCGATAACGGCGTTGTCCTTGTTCGGCGTAGCAAGTGAATCACGCTGCCACTCATGGAGTCGCTGCGTAGCGGAAAAACGGCGAATGGACGAGACCACCGGCGTCTTTTCCGGTGAAACCATGTAAATCTTGTCGTCCAAATCTTCCCTGTTGCCTATTGCGGCATAACTGTCGAATGTATTAGTTGGCTGTGCCATGATTTGTTTCCTTTATAAGAGTGCGGCCAAATCCTCTACTCGCCCTGATTTTTTGAGGCGGTCGAAAGCGGCCTGATTCGATTGTTTTGACCTTGCGACCTGCGGCGTGATTGCTTTTGGCGCCTCAGTCACCTTTTTCATTGCTGCTGGCTTTTCGGCCTGCAACGAACGCCATTTCATCGCATCGTGCAGGATATGCACATAGCGCGAATCCACAACGGAGTTCAATTCATTATCAGTTAGCCCGTATTCCTTGCCAACAGATTTGATTTTTTCAGCAACCTTCATATCAAAGTTCGGAAGTCTGGCTTTCAGCTTTATCTGTTCCTCGGCAAGAAATTTCTGCCTGGTTTGCTCTGACAGATTTTGCGCTTGGAATTGAGCCTGCTGTAATTCGCCATACTTCTGCTGTGCTTCGCGCTGGAGCTGCTGATAGGCCAGATTGAGTTTTGTGGCTTGCACCGGATCGGCATCAACAAGATTCTGCCAGTCGATTTGTTCGTACTGGGATAACTTGTTCTGAATGTCGCGTAACTCAACTGCCTTGTCGAATGTCGCTGACATCAACGATTCACGCTGATTGAGCAACTCAACACGCTCCTCAACTGATTTGCGTTGTTCAGCGACTTCCTGCGTTTTTTGTGTGTAGTCAGCATTCTTCATCAAAGCGCCCTTCAACTCCTTGGGTACTTTGTATGTCTTGCCTTCATACTCGACTTCTTCGTCTTCTTCCGGCTGCGCTTCGGCGTCATCCTCGCGGACTTCCTCGTCGCTTCCTTCGTCTGGTGATTCGTCGGTCGTATCCAGCAAATTGGCTACATCATCAATCGACACTTCCGATTCTGGATTGGTGTCTTCCGCTTCATTCATTTAAGTACTCCTTTAGTTAAGCCATCTTCAGGAAAGACCGAAACTTGCTTTCTTTCTCAAATCTGGCGAACTGGTCTGTGGCAAGTTTGCCACCTTCTACATAGCCTGTCAATATGTTTCTGAACTTTTCGATAGTTTTTGCTAATTGCCAAAGCGCTTCTTTTCCTTCTTTATCTCGCGCAGGGCAGGCAAGCCACTGGTCATTGATTTCCTTTTCGATGGCAGTCAGCGCCTCTTTAAGTAACTCGTTTTCCAGTAATTCTTCTGCTTTCCGGCCTTTATCTATATCTGCCTGTGTTTTTTCGTAGTCCATGCCTATGCTCCCATAAGTAAAACTATCAATGCTTCTTCATCATCCCGAATGCGCTTGATACGTTCAATTTCCTGTTTTGCTAGAATTCCGGCCTGCTCTGCTGCAATTCTGTTCTGCTCCTGCAATTTGCTCTGCGTCAGTATTGCCCTGAACATTGGCGACCAATCGAATCCAGGCATTTCACGCAGTAATGGCGCTACTTCTGCGTATGCTGCCTTTCGATATACTTCTTTCGATACAGATGGTTCGTTGGAATTAGCAACATGTTTCACCACACGCTCAATTACTCTGGCGACCTTGAAAATCTTTTCTTCTGCTTTCTTGTCATCCAACTTGCTCGGTTTGCGCTTCCACCATAAGCGCGGTTCCGTATCAATAATGATGAAGCCGTGGTTATTAACTACAGTTCCATCATTCGCACTTACTATTCCTACACTCCCAATACCGCTAATGCCTGAAATTACAGCATTCCCGTTTTGTGATGTACCAACAGCACTTACATCACCAACAAGGCCCGTACCGACTGCTGACGAGACTGTTGTATTCGCTGTACCTGTTTGTGTTGTTGTTCCAACACTGCCAGTGCCGCTAACCCCTGTAATGGTGGTTGATACAGTTACCGATGGAGTTACGCTGCCAACACTACCTGCGCCTGAAACACCCGCAATGGAAACTGCCGCATTTCCCGCTGCTGCAAGCGTGCCGACTTGCCCTGTCCCTGCAATGCCTGTGATCGCAACGTTGCCGTCTGGAGCACCAATGCCCGATGCACTTACAGTACCAACTTGCCCAGTTCCTGCTACGGTTGAAACAGCAACATTGGCTGCACCTGTTTGCGTTGTATTCCCGACTTGTCCAGCGCCATTAACGCCTGTGATAGCAGTAGCTGCACTAACTGATGCGACGACGTTGCCAACACTACCCGCTCCCGATGCACCAGGTAGACTTACCGAGGCGTTACCTGATGTGGATACTGTTCCAACTTGCGCTGAACCAGATACCCCGGTAATGGTTGCTGTTGCGTCACCACCACCCGCCAACCCGCCAACCCATATCCTGCGGCTGCGTCGTTCGAATATCTGCCAGGGGTTTTTGGAGAGTGATTTTATTTCTGATGGGGACAGTGCACGATTCCACGCAAGAGAAAGTAAAGTAATTTGACCAGATGGAGAAAATCCATCTGTTCCGCGATCTACCCCGCCTAAACATACCCTATTAAATGATGTTGCCGAGCCAGAAGCCGCTGAATTAGCTCTCCCGCCTGTATCATCGACACCATTACGATACAAGGTGATACTGGCGGCAGTCCCTGCATAAGTGGCCGCCCACGCCTCAATAGCTGTAGATGATGCACCTGCCGATAACGTTGCGCTTTCGGCTGTTGAGACACCGCCAGCATCAACAAGCCTAATCAATGCTCTAGGCTTTACATTTCCAGGAAAGTCATTATTCTGGATGATAAACAACTGGCTTCCACTGCTGTTAGTACCGATACCGCCTAGTAGACCGCCAACCCCAGTTGTGTTATAAATCAGGTTCCCAACAAAAAATATCGTCGCCGCAGACGCTATAGGGGATGTAGCATTAGTAACTAAATAGGATGATCCGTTGGCATTGTGGCCAATCCCTTGCGCGGTTGCGACAAAGGGGGGGTTGCCCACGCGAGTAGAAACGGGCGCACCTGCATTGATTGCACCAATCAACCCCTGTGTAAGCGGATTACTCCAATCAATCTGAACCGGAGTCTGTGGCTGGCTAGTCCATTTCTGTGGAAGTATCAAGTTGCTCATGGGCAACCTTTACGCAACGGTGCTGCTGATTTCGCTCGTGAATGCCGTCCCACTGGTCAGCGCGACGCTTAGATCATTTTTAAGCACAATCTTGAACGCATAGGGGCAATAGCCGAGCGCTTGCGCCACCGAGAATGTGCCAATCTGCGTGGTGGTGACGCTGTTCATTGGGATAGTGCCAAGGAACCTCAGATTCGGCTCATCGGTAGTTGTGGTTCCGCTACCCGGCCCAGAGCGGAAGTTCGTGCCATCTAGGGATTCTTTGACAAATACGACAACCTGCTTGTTTCCGGCAGGCGTGTTCGTGGTAGCGACATCGACTTCGACAATCACATCCAGCGGCTGGTTTGTGTTGGCCGTGTATGCTGCTGAGGTGACATAAGTACCCGATGCCAACGTAGCAAGGCCGGTTACTGTCAGGCTGGTGCGAGTTCCTACAATCTGTTTTACGGTCGCCATTTACACCCCCTCCAGTGCGGCTTGCACGTCTTGTGCAGTTACTACGTCTGGCACTACGGCCAATGCTTTGAGTGCTTCTGCGCCTTCTGCACTCAAAACACCGGCCATCACCAGCCCATCAATCCCGTCCCGCGTAGCTTTTTCGCCAAGATCAAATGATTCATTTTCGATGGTCTTGAGCGTCCATTTAAGGTCAGGATCGACTGTGTTGCCAAGCTCCTCAAGCGTGTTGAGGAATGCCCCACCAACGCCACGGCCAAGCGTAGCGAGCACTGTGCCGTAACCAATGGGCTTGCTGATGATCTTGGTGCGCCCAACCGAGAGAATCTCCGCAATCGCGCCACAATCTCTTGCGGCAAGCGCGTCGGCGCAGTCTGATCTTGATAGGATTTCGTCGCGGAGGGTCATGATTAAGCAATCCGAACAACAGCCGTACCAGCGGCGGCAGCGGGTAGGGTGACAGTAAATGTCCCGGCTGTACTTGATACCGTTCCGCCGAAGTCATACAAGCCAACAGCAGGTTTTCCAGCATCAGTGTCGTTATAGATGATTGCCCCGACCGCGCTGATGGTAGCCGTCGTCCAGTTCGGGTCAGTTGTCCAGTCGATCCATGCCTCAGTTGTACCGTTATTGCCTGCGGTGTAACCTGCCATTGTGAAACCGCCAGCGGTATAGCCTGTGCCTGACGCTTCATCCGTACCAAGGTTGGTTACAGATGGAGCACCAGTTCCAGGTGTTCCTACACCATCGAATGTATTGTTGTACGTTCCTGTGTGTCCAACCTTGACCAACGCCATCTTGTAAGTATCTCCAGCCGCGTGTGCGCCAGATAGGAAGTTTGCTTTCGCCCTAAAGGGCATGCAAGTTGTCAATGCCATAACATCTACTCCTTAGTATGCGGTAACACCAGACATGGCGACACCGGTTAAAAATTTAACATGAGCACTTTTCTTGACGCATTCATCGCCAAGGAAATAAGACTCAGTGAAGATGATTTTGTCGTCTGAAACATCCCACGCCACTTCTTGACGAAGGTCTGCAAGTGGAAGATTCCCTTTAATAGTATAGATCAACGGTACGCCCATGAAATTTCCATTATTGAAGTCCAACGATATTTCCTTGATTATCCCTGATTACCGACTTTTGTACAGATACATCCTCACCCAGCGTCTGAATGCCGACAACCGTCCCATTATCGTCTCTCACTACCACCTTTGGAGCGGCTATTGATTCTGCAAGAGCGGTCATTGTATTCTGCATTTGTTCTAGCATAATCTTAACATTTGATGATTGCTCATTGGAGTCATCACTATCAGGTTCTTGGCTGCTACTTGCCCGCTCCATGCCGCCGGTTTGCTCAATCAACAACTCAGCAGCGCGAATCCGCTCCGCTGATTCCAGTTTCAATTCAGTCATTGCCATTTCATGCTGACGATTCAATTCAGCCTCTTGCCGCTTGAATTCAAGTTCCATCGCGCCCTGCTGCTGCTCGATCTGCATCTCTGCCTGCGTCTTATGCACGTCATTCTGCAACTTGGCCTGCTCCAACAGGATCTTTGGATCAGGTAGCGCCTGCTTTGGTTGCGCCGGGGGAAGGCTATCAGGATCAACCCAGAATTCGCCAGGATTCTTGAACCCTGCCGTCTCTGCAAGCCTAGCCTGCACGTTGTAAATCTTCTT